GGTACTTTACAAATGTTATCTGGAAAAGCTGAAACGTGGGTTCGCAACACGTGGTACAATGCGTGTGTAACAGCGCTTATGTACGAATTTGATTTTCTTAATTTGGCATTATTCACTGGTGATGACTCCGCCCTTAATGCTACACACTGCAGATTTAAAGATACCAAATGGTTAGTTGATCGCGGTTTGAAACTCAAAAATGAAACATCAAGTTATATGGAATTTGCTGGCAAGCTGCTCGTAGGTGGTTGTCTTGTACCTGATCCTTTTCGCAGAGTCATTAAATTCATCACAAAAATTTATATTGATTTAGAACATTACAATGAAACAATCAAGAGTTTGAGAAATGGTTTTGAAACATACCGATCAATGCGAGACATTGAATTAGCGTACGAAACATTTCCTCTTTATTATAGAGATGGTAAACACATGGCTATTTGTCCCGGTTCTGGAGACATGAAAGTAATATTGGGTTTCTTACATAACGAAGCTATGAATCCTCGATCACTCAAGGAAATGACACTCGTTAACAAACCTATTCATTACGAGTATATGCCCTTCAAGCCGGCTATCGTATAACCTTTCAACATTATCAAAACACTTAATTCTTTATTCACATTCATATTAAAATGAATAACAATTACCGTCGAGGACGACGTCCTCAATTTCCTCGCCGAAAAATGACATATAATCAATTAATAGCTCAGCAAAACAACAAGAGGAATCGAAAGATGCGAATTCCTATGAGAAAACCAGTTGTTCGAAGAAATCCACCAGCTAGATTTAATCGAACAATGGTGTTTTCAAATCGAGCTTACAACCCCGGAGCCAGCCAACCTGGCACTTCAAATAATAATCGCCGTCGACCGCGTCCAATTGTCAAGAAAACTTCAATATCACCAGCTGGTGAAGGTTTCTTGAAATGTGCTTTTGCTCCACCTGATTTCACATCAACTGGAGTCGTAGGTATCCCAGATAACTTTCGTGGTCGCACTTTACTTAAAAGACATCGACTCACTTACCAAGCAGCTTTGACTTCTGGAAGTGACTATTATTTTCTTTTACTACCCGTACCTGGCGCTTCGTATTTCGGATTATCTACTACAACTGGTATCTCAAATACGTCGAAT